TTTGGTTACAGATATAATAGCTTTTGTTTCTTTTGGAATAGGTCGCGCGTCTTGTACGAAGGCTCCTTCATTAAGTTTAATAGCCTTTATGCCTCGTGCAATACGACCAATAGGTTTAACATCATCGGTTTTAAATATAATAAAGTTTCCATCACTACTAAGAATACCGCAATCAAGGTCATCATTTCCAAAGAAGACGCTTACTATTTCATCATCACTATCAAGATTTATAGCGCGAGCACTATTACCACGTTTAAGATAATATTCAGAAAGCAAAGTTTTCTTTAGAAGTCCATTCTTTGTAATAAAGTAGATATTTTTATTTTCATTCTTTGCATAAACTGCCGCGTTACAAATAGATTCAGTTGCCGTCATCGTAATAAATTGAGTTATATAAGTTTTTTCGTTTACAGGAAACTCACTCATTTTAATTTGAAAGAAATTCCCTTTATTAGAAAATAAAAGAACTATATCTGTATTATCTCCTGTTTCAGTACCGACGATATATTCTCCTTTTTCCATTTTAAATTTATTGCCGACTCCGCCACGACGTTGAGTATAGAGAGAGGAACTTTCAGTTACATAGATACCACCTTTATTTGTAAAATTAAGAATAAGATTTTTAATTTCGGTGGGTTCTTCTTCGTCTTCTTTTGAAATATTTAATATTTTTGTGCGGCGCACGTCACCATACTTTGCAGCAACTTCTTTCCATCCTTTAATAAGTTCATTATTAAACAATTCTTCATTATTTAAAATTTGTTCAATCGCACAAATTTTTTCGAGCAAGTCATTTTTTTCGCCATTCAGCTTAGTTACTTCCAGATGCGCCAACCTGCTTAATTTAAGGTCAAGTACAGCTTTTGCTTGGTCAGCGTCAAGAAGATATTCTTTTTGAAGACGCGCGCTAGCTTCAGTAGTAGAAGAACTAGTCTTAATAGTTTGGATTACTTCTTCAATGCGCGCGATGCAAATCAAAAGACCGTCGATAATATGAACACGATATTTCATTTTATTTAAGTCATGTTCAAAACCGCGCCTATATACAACCTTCTCGTGGTTAATATGTGCTTGAAGAGCTTCGCGCCATGTAAACACTTTAGGATACTTACCGCCATCAAGCATAGTAAGATTAATTCCATAGTAATATTGGAGCGAAGTATTTTTATACAAATATTTTAATACCTTGTCTGGATTTGCTTTCTTTGTAAGATAAATCTTAATCAATGGCGTCGCGCCAGTTAAGTCATTAAAACGTTCAATTCCAGGGTTCTCTTCTGATTCTACGAGTTCTTCAAGCTGTTTACAAATGGTATTTGTATAAACAGAATAAGGAATCTCTTTTACTACAAAACATCTTTCAGTTGTATCAAATTCGACAACAGAACGCAATTTACAAGCTGGCCCATTACCAACACGTAAACTCTCTTTTACCTCATCTGCATTAAGTAAAATTGCGCCAGTTGCAAAATCAGGCGCGCAGTAAATATCATCAAAGTCACAATCCGGATTTTGAATAAGATTAATAAGTGCTTTGTTAAGTTCATTTAAGTTAAATTGCGGGATAGAACTAGCTAAACCTACGCCGATACCTTGTGTTCCATTACAAAGATTATAGAACCCCTTAGATGGAAGAACCGCTGGATATTGTTTTGTATTATCGTAGCTATCTCTCCATTCTATTATTGTATCTTTATCAATATCAGTAAATAGAAGATTAGAGATAGAAGAAAGACGAGATTCTGTATAACGGGAAGCAGCCCAGTTGCCGCTTTCGATAGGAGAACCTACGTTACCTTTTACTTCAACTAGTGGATAGCGCATAGCGAATCCTTGTCCGGCGCGCATAATAATTCCTTCGCAGCTTGAATCACCATGGATATAGAAGTCTGCCATAGCCATACCAACAGCGTTAGCAGTTTTCTTATATGGATTATTATGCGTAAGCTTATGAAGAAGCATTGAATAGAAGATTTGACGTGCAGAAGGTTTAAGCCCATCGCGCGCGTCAACAAGTGCACGGGATTGAATTACCATGCCCGCGTATTGCGCGAAAGATTGTTCAATTACTGGTTTTAATTCACTCATCTATATCACCTATCCAATTGTTAAATTTTTTCTTACAATTTTCGCATAATATGATTTCACCTTTATCATATTTTGCATAACGTCCAGTAACTGACATAATCATACAATCTGTTAATAAAAATTTATTTATTTCTTTACCACATTTATCACAGATATATTTAATCATTCTTTTTCATCCTCTTCACACCTTCATAAAATCCTTTTAAATAATCATAGCTTAATTCAAATTGGCCTTGCTCACAAAAAAAACCATCATAAAAACCTAATAAATATTCATATGATGGTTCTATTATTTTAAGAGGCTCACGAGCTATCTTCATTTCAATATCAGAATCATGGATATTACAATCTTTATAATCTTCTTTAAGCATAATTTTACTCCATTTTTATTACTAACCAACCATATTCATTAGGAATATACATATTTTCTTTTATTATTTCTTTTCTTGTTAAAACTTTAAATATAGGATTTTTATACATTTCTTCTCTTAAAAAGGTATGAACATCTATTACAAAAATATCCCCTTTATTAAGTTTTACTATCTTTTCTCTTTCATACCCACATCTTTTACAGCTTATTCCATTATAATCATTATATGAACCACATTTAGGACATTCCATATTATTCTGTTATCTCCGAAAAGTCAATATTATTAAATATAAAATCTTTCTTACTCTTTACATCTTCACCCATTAAATCATATAATAAACCTAACGCTTCATCACTATATTCCATAGCTTCCATGCGCTGATACTGCTCAGTAAACATAGATGCTCGCGCAGTTTCGGGTGGTAATTCACCAAGACCTTTCGCGCGCGTTACTTCGCCTTTAATCTTACCGCGCACAGCGTTAAACTCTGCATCGTCAAAATAATAGCTTTCTTGCTTACCATTATTAACAATATAAAGCGGTGAGCGCAGCCAGCACAAACGTCCCTCCTTAATAAACTGCGGCGCTAGATAAGTCAATGCAGCCATAATTAAAAGCCCAATATGGTATCCATCAGACATTTATACCCTCAGTTTCCTGATACTTTAACTAAATCTTGATAGAGTTTATATTTTCTTTCCATAAAAATCGTAGCATCTTTATAAATATAATCACAAAAAGCTTTTACTTTTTTATTCCCATCCTGTTTGTAATACCAAGTTTTTTCTCGTCTTTCTTCTTTTTTAAGATTACCAAATCCAACTTGGTCAATAATCCATTCAATCATTTCTTTCGTAGAAGTAATACATATACTATAAGATGGTGTATTCCATGTTTCATGACGTTCAAATTCAGACTTATTCCAAAAGATTGAACCATCACCATCAAAAAAACCTCTAATAAAATGGTGAATAAGATTATCTGGTATATTTATGGGGGGTTTTAATATTAAACTTTTTTGTTTAACACAACCATGGCTAATTAAATCATCAACAGTTTTTTGAGAACTCATAATAATTCTTCGTAATGAGCGTCCATTAGAAGAAACATCTGTAATAGGATTGGTTGATTTTATTGATATTTTAAATTTTTCTAAAGTATCAATATCATCACTATGAAGAGTTATTCCAAATTTATCTTCTCCATATCTATTACTATAGTCTGTAATATATCCGTCAGCGAACATAAAACCTAACCAATAAGCTTTTTCTTCTGTATTAATATTTTCAAAATAATCAAACTGATGAATATATTTTCTATGATGATTTCCTTTGGTCGTTTTAATTTTTTGCTCTTCTAAAAATTTTGCTACAGAATAACGAGTGACTCCATAATCTTGTTCAATTTGTCTTATTGATTTACAATTTTGATAATCTTGAATAATTTGCTATCTTATGGATTCATCTACGTTTTTTATGTTTTTACCCATTATTATCACCTCTACTCATAAGTAGATTTTTATGGATAAAACTCTACAAATTTAGGGATTAGACTATACCATCTTCAAAATTTTGAAGTCTTTATTATAGTCGTTGAACGTCTCTCCGATCTGGAGATTTCGCTGCGTTTGATTGCCCAATCCTTAGTGATATTACTATACCGTTTCCGTTACTAAACGCCGCATATATATTCCTATATATGTTTAGTTACTAAGGCTCTAAGGGGTTCCCCGCAATTTAAAAGATTTAAAGCGGACTCAATTTTTTAGGTTAATCCGCATCGGTACAAATAGCAATCTTACCATACCTTAATTTTTGCGCGCTATACTTCCCCGGCACAATATTCATCGCGCTCAAAAGAAGTTTAATTTCTTCATTTTCAAAAATCTTTTCTTCGGGATTCGACAAGCAATTAATAATCTTACCACGAATTGCTAAGATGCCATACTTCTTATAATCGCGCGCTTGAGCCATGCCGCCCATAGCGCTATTACCCTCAACAATAAGAAGGGTCGAGTTCTGCCCAAGAAACTCCGCATCTTTTAACTTATCAGATGCAAAAACCTTTTTTTTCTGATTCTTTTCAATTTCTTTTGAAGCATTAAGAACTTGCTGGCGCGCCTTCTCTGCCGCAGCTTCTGCGCGAGCTACCTTTTTAAGTAATTCTACAATTACGTCAAACTCTTGCGGTACTTTAATTTTCATTTGCTTAAGTGCTTCACTAAAAGCATTTGACGCAAGAGTACGAAGATTTGTATTATTAATTTTAGACTTAGTTTGATTTGCAAATGAAGGTTGCGCGACAGAACAATTAATTACATAGAATAAATTTCCACGAATTGCGTCACCATCAAAATCTTGTTTTGAAAGTGAATTAAACGTGCGTGTAATAGCTGTTTTCGCGCCAGTTATGGGACTGCCGCCTTCTGGACAGAGTAAGCCGTTGACAAATACATAAGAAGTTTCCTTCTTTGCACCCCATTGGAAAGCAATTTCTAATTCATCTACGCCATCGCTAACTTTATTATATTGAATTGTACGATGTAAAGGAGTAGATAAATTATCTTTTATAAAATCTTTAATTCCGTTCTTCGCGCAATATTCTTTACTTTCACCAGTATCATCATTTTTAATATAAAAAATAATTCCATTATATAGATATGAAATATTTTTTAAATCTTCGCAAATTTTAGAATATTTATATCCTATTTCTCCATTACTAAATACTTCTTTATCTGGTATAAAGCTTACATATGTGCCATCCGCTGCATCGGTGATTCCTTCTACATACTCGACTAAATCTCCCTTAGAAAAAGAAGCTTCTGCAAAATTTCCATTTCTAAATGAAGTAACTTCAAAATATTCCGCACTTAGACACGCGCATTTAGCACCAGTGCCATTCAACCCACTGGCATTTTTATATGCGCCCTCTTCAAACTTGCCGCCAGTATGGGACTTAGAATAGATAGATACAAGCACATTCTCTCCATCCTCTCTAATTCCAAATGGTACTCCGCGCCCGTAATCTCTTACTCCAACTCTATTATTTTTTTCAGATACATATACTTCTATTCTTTTTCCATACCCAGCAATAGCTTCATCAGTAGAATTATTTATTATTTCTTTCAGCGCTTGATAAGTTCCATCTAAATCATTAGAACCCAAATACATCTGTATGCGTTGACGCACGCCTTCTTTAAATGAAAGAGATTTAATATCATCAACTGTATAACTCATTTAAAATCTCCTTTAATAAGTTTCTATTTTTATAATTTCTTTTCTACCGTCTTTATAAACTTTTATAGTTTTTTCTGTAACTTTAAAAAAGCCATAAGTAATTTCACGATATATAATATCTGCCGTTTTAACTTTTTTTAATGGATTTTGAGGAGGCGGAACAAAATTTGGATTTACTGTCTATTTTTTATCAATAATAATTGAATAATTCATAATTCAAAGTATAAGCTCCTATTTTCTTTTTCTATAAATATTATATCATAAATTAAAAAAGAAGTCAAATTTAATTGACTTCTCTTAATCTATATTTACATTAGGTGGAACAAAATTATCAGCTCTTACCCATTTCCAATTATCTTCTACCCATACAAGAAAACGAGTAGTTTGATAGTATTCATCATATCTTACGCTAAGAACAGTATAAATCTCATTATTATATTTATATTTAACTTTAAACATTAGTTTCACCTGTATTCTTAAGTTCATATGGTTGAATATATGGAATTTCATCTCCATCTTCCGCGCGTAATACACCCCTAAGCATAACTCGGGTTCCAAAATCATCATCAGAACGATATGCATGAGTAATAATTATTTCGTTTTCAATATATTTTTCTTCTATATGTATTGGAATTCCAGGAAATTTTATCTCCTTTATTAATTTAATCTTTTCCATTTACTTTATTCCCAACTTTCTATATTAGCTTTTTTCTTTTTGTTATATACCCAATATAAATTTTCTCTCGCACGAGTCGCCGCTACGTAAGCTAGTCTTATTTCCTCATCACCCCATAATCTAGCTCCAATAACGACCACATTATCCGCTTCAAGGCCTTTAGCGGTGTGAATAGTTAAGACTTTTACTTTATCCTCTTTAGTAAGTGCATCTAATTCATCAAAACTTTTTCCGCCACGTTTAAAAGTAATATTTGGAATACGATAAGAATCTAAAATATACTATATACTTTCTATCTAATCATTAGTGCGCGCGAGTATAAACCAACTTCCATATGATTCTTGACTATTATTTATTAATTTAGCTATATTTCCTAAATTAAATTCAATCCATTCGACTCTTCCGGATGTTGAACGCATTGGTATTGAATCATCATACATATGAGATTTGGTACGAATTATTATACTTTTTGCAAAATTAAGAATATTATATCCATTTCTATAATTTTCATCAAGAGAATATGTATGTACCTCTTCATAAGAGGCTACTTCTAAAAAATCAGCCGGTTTGGCATCTCTCCATTCGTAAATACACTATCTTGTATCACCGCAGTAGAAAAAACCAACTGGATCTATTAACGCAAAAAATTCCCATTCATTTTCTGAACAATCTTGAGCTTCATCTACAATAAGGTAATCTACTGGTTTGATACATTTTTTATGTCGTTTTACCATAGTAAAAAGATTATCAAATTTATCTTCATTTATATACTATAAAGCTTTTTCATTCAAACCATATACACTTAAAAGATAGAGCGCATATGCGTGAATAGTTCCAATAAATAAACCTTCAACGTAGCCAATTCTTTTTTTCATTTCATCTGCCGCGGCAGTAGTAAAGGTAATAACAACCATTCGTTCTGGTTTACAACCATGTGAAAGCATAAATTTTACTCTTTCAGTTATAAGAGTAGTCTTTCCACTAGCAGCAGCCGCATGGACAACTATTTTAGAATATGGTGATTCAACTATTTCTTTCTATTTCTTGCTTAGATTTATGTTCATAATTATATTCCTTTAAAAATTTACAACCACCGCATCCATTCCTTTTTTTACCGTGACAAAACCAACAACAATCTGTGTCGGCCCAAAAATATTTAGGAGGTTGCGGTCTTTGCTTTCTTCTTTTAATTTTCATTATCCGCCCTATTTCTGATTAAGTAATGACGTCGCGCCATATGCGTTAATCCAATATTTTTCTCTCTCATTTAATTTTTCTTTTGGTACTTCTTCTAATATCTAAAAAGTAAAATTCCAAATGCCTTTTTCTTCCATTTTCGTATGGAGAGAACTATGCGCGATAGTCCCTAAATTAAATGCGCTTTTTACGTGTTCTACCCAGCGGTTAGCTATATCAGTAGAACGGCCTATATAAATTTCTCCAGTAGGAATATAAGTTATAATATAAATTCCACTAGGTTTTTTATTACCTAATACTCGCTTCTCCATTTCAGAAAGCGGCCGGCGCACATAACAATCAAAGGCGGCTTTATGTAAAACTTCTTTATTATTAAATTTGTGTTCTATATCTTTAATAATCTATAGATCTTCTATATCGTTCTAACTAAGACAAATACGATAATAATCTTTTTCTTCTTGTATCTATTTCTCGCGTAATACCTATGAATTTACGACCTCGCGCCGTCTGCGAAAATCATCTAAAGTTTCAAGTATATCACAATATTCTAAAGAAGCATCAGCCGTTATATCCTATATTTCTTTCAGCTATTCTTCCAAATCTTCTTTTTCTAAATTAAACTAATTATTTAATATCTATTTTTTTTCTATAAACTATTGATGTAATTCTGAGATTTCTTTTTCTACCTATATCTATTCTTTTAATTTTTCATTAGTATAATAAATTTTTAAATCCTATTTGATTCTTTCTCGTTCTGTATCTCTATATTTCTAAAAATTTTCATCAAGATTTTTTGTTATATTGTCATAATAATTTTTCTGCGTTAAATAATTATTATATAAATTATCTACTCGCGTTTTATATTCTTCTTGAAGTTCCTACTCCTTTCTATTATATTCTTTTTTAAGAGAATCTTCTATTTCTTTATATAACTAATTTAATTCTTTTATTTTATTTTCTTTTATATCTTCTAAAATCTAATTATTATTTTTCTTTTGTTTAAAAAAGAGAATAATAAAAATTAATAGTAAAACTCCAAGAGCGCCATAAATAAAAAGCTCCATAAATTTTACCACTCCTATATTTCTAAATATATTATAACATAAAAAAAGAGAAAAGTCAAATTATAACTTTTCTCTTTAAAATTTACCAATGTAAATCTTCTTCAGTTAAAACTACTTCCCAAGTATCTATTTCTTTTTTTAATTCCTCTATATAGGAATTACCACCTTGCGCGCCGTAGTCATGATATAATTTAATAAAACATTTTTTATCATACTATAATATTTTTTTATAAGGCAGATATTTATAATAAATATCAGTCATCTGTTTTCTTAACATATCATTTGAAGAATTATTTAATTTATCTAATTTTTCGATTATTTCTTTATCAGATTGTTCAAAGTGAGCTACAAGTGGAGGTACAAATTCTTTTACAAATTCATCTGTAAATTCTTTATACTGATTATGCGCAGCCTCTCGTTTTGCTCTTTCTTTTTCTTTTTTTCTTTCCTAAGCCCATTTGGTCTATTCTGTGGCTTTTTTAAAAGCTTCAAAAGAAATATAAATTAATATAATTAAGCCGCCGAAAAAACTTGCAAAGTCTGAGAGCGACCAATCGACTATATCTTTAAAAATATTCATATCATCACCTCTACATAAAGTAGAGTTTAATTAATATTACTTTATTTTTTTGGGACTTTTATCCTATCATTATGCCATTTATTAATTACATGATATTTCTTTTGAATAAGGTCATTAAAAGTTTTTATAACGCCGCCATCTAAATCCCAATATGGAATTCGGAACAACTATATATTGCGCGCGAGAGCATAAGAATTTTTGCGACGGTCGTGTTCTTGCTATTTTTTTAATTCTTGCAGACCGCGTATTGGAAAAAAGTGATACTACCCATCTACTTCTATAAGAAAATTCACGGTAGGTAAATAAAAATCATATCTAAACCTACCGTGTTTTAAATCAGAATAAGTTTTTTCTCGCTAAAATTTAATACGTTCTTTTTTTAATATAAGTGCTA